CGGACGTCTATCTTTGGAGAAAACGTCGTATACTGCCAAAGGCAACCAGAGTCTTTTTGTTGCTAGCAAGTATAAATACCAGCCTCAGATAGCTGGTGACTGTGGACGTGCTCTAATGGCCCCCAGTGTGCAAGGCGTTTTGGGCTTTCACGTCTATATGTCTAGTGCGGGTTTAGACCAGCACGGAGCAGCAGCGCTGTTGTCCCGTGAATGCGTGAGCAGGCTAGTGGGCGAAGTCGAGATTGAACCCCAAGCCATAATTAACGCAGTTAGCGATGAATATGTTTTCCTTGGAGAGAATGGCGCGCTAGTTTGCATCGGTAAGGTTGATGCCCCGATGACAGCGCCTATGAAGTCTAGGCTTGTTGATTCAGTTTTCCGTTCAGAAGACTGGTGTTTACCGACCAAGTTTCCCGCCGTCCTAGGACCTGACCATCCGACTAATCCCGGTCACTCGACTCACTCGATTGTTTATAGTGGGTTGTTACGCCAGTCGAAGGGCGTAAAAGAAATATTCGATCCTGACTTAGATTACGCCGTTAATTCGGTTGTCGAGGACTACAAGTACCGTGGAGGCGTCCGAGATCTGTTAACTATTCCAGAAGTGATTAATAGTTCTGACAGGTTCCCCGGTCTAGGTACCATGTGTATGTCGACTAGTAGCGGTTATCCATGGGCCTATAAAGGCCTAGGTTCTAAGAAAGGCGGACACTTCTCAGCTAGCATTAACAGAGATCGTGTCATTACCAACCCCGAACTGCTCGATGAAGTTTCTATGGCCTGTAAAGACGTGGAACAGGGATTTAGGACCAACGCTGTTTGGTCTATGTTTCCTAAGGACGAGGTCAGAAGTAAGATCAGGGTAGAGACGGCGCACACTAGAGTTATATGCGCTAGCCCTTTACATATGACCCTTGTCTTCAGGAGGTACTTCGGTGCTTTTTTGAGCATGTTCCATATAGAGAGGTACGAATTGGAGTCCTGTGTTGGAATGAACGTGAATTCTTCCGATTGGGACTTACGCGTTAAACGCTTGTTGTCTGTAAGCGACATAGGGTTTGACGGAGATTATACTCAATTCGAGATGTTGGGAACTGTTGCTATGCACCGAAGAGTCGGGACGATTATCAATGCGTGGTATGGTGAAAACTGTGTGTTGGATAACCAAGTCAGACTGAATCTCCTTAGGGAGAGTGCCACGGCCGTCGTGAGGATAGGCGACAGTGTTTTCGGGACTTCGGGCTCGAATAAGTCGGGCTCTGTCTTGACTACAGTCATTAATACGTTGATTAATGTCATTATGATTAGGTTTGCCTACGTTAA